AGTTTAATCTTCAACAGCTTAGGTTTGGTAAACAAGCTTTTTTAGATGCTTTAAAAGCTAGCGTAGATAATAAAGATAATGAAGAAAAAGAAAAAAAGTAATCAAAGTACTTCCTATAATATCCCTATAAAGTTTGTTTTTGTGGGGATGTTATTAACTGGTTGTAGTGGTTGGTCTATTATGGGTTATGCACTTGATGAATCTCAAGAAGATAAGCCAAGGGTATTAAGCACTATTACTGATAAAAAAGGTATTGAACATTTTTATAATGGCAATATACATAGTGGGGAAAATTGGTGTTATAATCATAATCAGTATGAAACTGTGGAGATAAAGTGAATGAAAAACCAAAAACAGCTAGGTCTTATCGCACTAATGTTATTGACGACAATCTCGTTTTATCTTTTAACTTCAAGTTCTTGGTTAACTGTTTGCTTATTGGCGGTACAATTTTATATGGTTGGTTCAATTTGCAAGAAAGAATTAAAACAATTGAAAATAGTATTGTTGTTGCAAATACAGACATTAGGAACTTACTTGTTAAACATGAGTTGGAAGAACGGACTGAACGAGAACAGTTGGCAGAAAAAGTAGCGTTCTACGAAAAAGAATTACAAATTAATTTAAACCCTATGTCTTGGGGAAAGAGGAAAAAGAAATAATGGATTTTATGGCTGTATACGGTGAAGCAGGAATGATTGGTGTGGTAGGTGCTATGTTTGTATATTTAGTAGTTTCCCTTTCAAATAAATCAGCTAAACAACAAGAGACATTAGAAAATTTAAAAGTTGAAAATAAAGGGCAAAGTGAAACATTAGAAAATATGGAAGGAATGATTATAAAATTAATTGGAAGATGGAATCAATCTGATGATAAACTAGATAGGAAGTTTGATGCTATGACAAAAGAAATTAATGATTTAGATAACCAAGTATCTGAAGTAAAAGGTTCTTTAAGTAGAATTAATGGGAGACATTAATGGATAGCTTGAAAGTATCTGGAACAAGTTTTGCAAGTCAAGTAATAGTCTTTATGGATATGCTACCTTATTTTTTAGGTATAGCAATAGCTGTAATGAATATTATTTATTTATATTATAAAATAAAAAAAGTAAAGGAGTAGTAATGTTAGGAAAAGTAGTAGCTCAATATTTATTAGACGATGAGGTTAAAGCTGATTTAATCGCATCAGTAAATAAATCTGTTAATGTACCAATGATAAATGAAAAGACAGAAGCTAAAATATTAGAAGCTATCTGGGAATTATTTGAAATGGCAATTAAAAAAAAGTTGGGAGTATAAATGACACATTC